GTCAAGAGCGGTTACAAACAATCGGCTATTATCCCAGATTGGAGCAATTAATTAAGAAGTTAATTTTATTAGAGATTCGTCGTGATGACATTAAATCACTGCAAGATATGAGTGATAAAATAAATCAAGTTGCAACGGAAATTTCATTGAAAATAAAATAGGGTTAATTTATGTCAGACTTCCGAGGAAGTAATACCCCAAGAGAACTTCGTGATAAATGGCAAACCCCGATTGAGATATTCACAGCGTTAGACATAGAATTTGGTTTCTATTTAGACGCCGCCGCAGATTATAAAAATGCTTTATGTGCTCATTATCTCACGGAACGAGATAACGCACTGGAATGTGACTGGGAGAGTTACGGCTCTATCTGGTGCAATCCCCCCTATTCCAAGATTACGCCGTGGATAAAGAAAGCAGCTATCGAATGCAGGAAGCAATTACAGACTGTTGTTATGTTAGTTCCAGCTGACACATCAGTCGGCTGGTTTAAACTAGCAATGAACTCTGTAGATGAAATCAGGCTAATAACAGGAGGTCGTATTTCATTTATTAATGCTGGCAATGGAAAGCCAGTGAACGGAAATAACAAAGGGAGTTTGTTATTAATCTGGCGTCCATTTATCAAACCGCGCGGCATATTAACAACAGTTGATAGAGATAAATTAATATCAATTGGCTCTAATATATTAAAGGAAATAAAATCACATGAAATTAATTAGCTTAATAAGACCAATCGAAGTTGAATACTTTGGCATTGAATTATTAGTTCCGCATTGGACTAAATTTATAGTCACAGAAAACAAGGGATTTGTATTGGCATGGAACAAAAAGCCATCTCAATTAAAAGGAGACTGGAACTCTAAATCACCACGATCTCAATATGAAATTGTAGCCATTGTTGATTTAGAAGATATGGACTGGCGTGAAACTCTCGTCGAACTATGAATGACCAAGTTCTTGAGAACGGACGCCGAAAAATAGCAAGGGAATGCTTAAGCGAACTGACAGCTCTCAATAAATACGACGATAAAGCAGTAACAGCAATACTCGATAAATATACGCAGCAATTCAAATTAATTATGTCTGAGCATCAGAAGAAAAAAGCCAGTCCGAAGGGGTGGCTTTCTCAGTATGTGAGAAATTTGCAAAAAGAACAAATATAAATCCATCAGATAATTGAGGTCAATATGGATGCGCAAACCGGCATTATTAGCGACACAGATATCGCAGAACTAACAGGATACAAAATCCCATCCAAACAATGCGAAGCATTAAAAGAGGCTGGAATATTTTTTGTAATCCGTCGAGATGGTAAACCGAGGACGACATGGGAGCATTTCAACAATCCGTTAACACAAAGAATTAGAAATATCCCTCCTCCTCAGGAACCCAATTTCGGAGCTTTAGATTAATGGGAAGGAAACGTAAAAACTCCGCGGATAATTGGATGCCCCCACGAGTTCGCAGAGGGCGATCGGCTTATGAGTTCCTGACGCCAGATGGCCGAACTATCCGTTTATGTAGTTTTTCATCTACTCAAGCAGAAGTTTGGGTAGCCTATGAAAAACTACTATCTGAGCAGAAAGAACAAGAAACACTTGCAGGGCTAGTGAAGGCCTTCTTCATCTCACCCGACTTTACAGATTTAAGCGCGGAGACTCAAAAAGATTACCATAAGTATTCAAACAAATTACTGCCTGTTTTTGGGAAGATGCTACCAGATAATATCAAGCCAGAGCATATCAGAAAATATATGGATAAGCGCGGGTTGAAGAGTAAAGTTCAAGCAAACAGGGAGAAGAGCTTTTTATCCGGCGTTTATAGATGGGCTTATGAGCGTGGATTTGTTAAAGGAAATCCATGCAAGGGTGTGCGGCAATTTAAAGAAAAAGTGCGAGATCGGTATATTACCGATGATGAATATAATGCCCTCTATTCTGTTTCCCCTCCAGTCGTTAAAGTGGCAATGGAGCTGGCTTACCTCTGCTGTGCCAGGCAAAAAGATGTTCTGGCTATGACATATGCACAAATAAGCGATACAGGAATATTTATTAAGCAGAGCAAAACGGCGGTTGCACAAATTAAAGGGTGGACAGAGCGACTAAATAACGTTATTGAAATGAGTAAATCGTTACCGCTAGCTGACGGGATCAGTAGTATATATGTAGTTCATCAACGTAAAGGTTCCAGATATACAAGGGATGGATTTAATAGTAGATGGAGCAAAGCGCATGAAGAAGCTGTCAAAAAATTTCCGGAATTAAATTTCAATTTTACATTTCATGATCTGAAAGCCAAAGGGATATCTGATTTGGAGGGCCCGCTAACAGAAAAACAAAAAATTTCAGGGCATAAAAATATTACTCAAACTGCTAGATATGACAGAAAAGTGCAAATAGTTCCTGTTGTTGGTGGTCAAGGAAAATAGCTGTTATATGTGATAATTTAATGCCAAGGGACTTATAGTCCTTTCTATTTCGAGCCCTTTTATCTTCACTATATTAATTATTTACGGTTTTTAACTAATTGATTTTGTTAATCGACAAAACTTCTTTTTATAGTGAAAATAGAAAGTAACTATCTGATAAATATCATTATAACACCTGATTTAAAATCCCTCGGCTGTAAGGCTGTGCGGGTTCAAGTCCCGCCCTGGGCACCATATAAAATTCACTGATAAAACAGTGAGTTAGGGAAAAGAAAAGGCCACCGCAAGGTGGCTTTTTTATTTGACACAAATCACATTCATAATATTTTCAGAATATGTTTTTTCAAAACTGAATAAACATTCGCACGTTACGACTATCTATCAATAGCGCAAAACGGCCCTGTTTTTATCACTTCGGCATCTCAGGCCACAGCACATTTGGCGCTTGATTCACATCTACACGAGTCAGCAACACTCTGTATTTTCTCCATTCGAGTAGAGCTTCTTTCTCTGAGTCTGTAGCGACTTCTAAGTCAACAGAGTCTTGTAGCAATGACAGTGTTTCATTTGCTTGTTGTAACAGTGTAGCTTGCTGTTGCTTTGCTTCGTTAATCTGATGAGACTTCAGAAGGTCTTTATCAACTACCCACTCTTTACCGTCCCACTTATCGAAATCTGTGGGCGGTTTCTTGAATGTCAGTGTATCGGGTAGCTCACCGATTTCCGTAATTTCAGCCCGCTCTCGCGTTAACGTGTCGTAAGCGATTTTTCCGCGATAATCCGGTAAGATTTCCCAGCGGCTTTTATCTTCACTACGACACACAGCTTCGTCATGAGATTTCGGAAGTTCTGGCGCATCAGGATAAGCTCCGGCTGATAGACTGACACCGAGCATCACAGTTTCCGGTGCATTAGCCCAAACACTCGATATCTCAGAGGCATTGATAGCACGAACACGAGATTGGTAACGTCCTGCATAGATGTTATCGACTTCAAAGCCTAAAGCTGACGTGCGTGGCGCTGATACCCAGTTCCCGTTGTCTTTTCTCCATTCCGATTCATAAGCTATAGCGCTGTCAGCAGCATCCCAATCAGCTCGCAATGTAGTTACAGCCAGCCCCTGCACTATTTTAGTGTAAGAAGATATGCGAACGTTTTTTGCTGGTGGCTGAACACCGGGTGGGATAACTGTTATTGGTTTTTCATCAATTCGAGCACCAGTATCAATATGACTATACTTATCGGGATTGTGACAAACACCGTTAATAGTGAATGTATTATCATTGTTGTCATCAATGCTTGTGACACGATACAACTGAATAGCCAAATCATCAGCATCAACTGACCACACCGCATTTTTTTGTGGCATTTCTGAATATGCCGTCGTGACAGTAACGACTTTGCCGTTGATTGCTTGTACCGTTCTTGCTTCTGATTTGCCGGATGGCAAATTAACTAACAGCCGATCACCAGCTTTTGCGCCTGACTCTCTGTCTAGCGTGATGTTTCTACTATTGCATTCCGATACTCTGCCACCGATTACACGCCCAGAAAACAGCTCATCAGCAACGCCAATAATATCTCCCGGCAGCGGTATCTTACCTTCCAGTCCTGTTGCAAATGATACAGTCCTGTCATTAGCATTAGTTAACAAAGCCCATCTTCCGCGCCGATTAGCTTCGCTCTGACGAGTACAACCAATTGCGGTGATTTCGGTTTGGTTTACACCGTATCGTCTAACCAATTTATTATCAGAAACCCTTTCGATTGCGTCATTGTAGTGATTACTTGGATCACCATATGACACCAGAGCATGAGTATAGCAATTACGCAAACTACCACCACTGCCATTGAATTTTCCATCAACAACCGATGCTTTAGTAAAAATACGACTAACATCACGCGGCATATCAGCAATTGCAAAAATCTTATTATCTGACCAATACGTCATTCCACGAAAAATTGATGCTAAATCACGTAATACTGTATAAGCCTCATTTTGTGCCTGTATATATACATCACATATAAAACGCGGCTCTTTTCCGTTACCGCCCCGACCATCTGTGACCAATTGATCGCAATACTGAGCAATTTTATAAAGCTCCCATTTATCCACTTGATTCGCTTCTAATCTGTCACCAAGCCCATATAATTTACTTAATAAGATGTCATAAAAAACCCAGGCTGGGTTGCTACTATGCGCTAATTTAAATGTACCATCCCACATTCCAGAATACGTTCGATTGATAGGGTCATAGTTTGATGGAACTTTAATCAATAGTCCTTTAGATAAGATACTAATTTTTGGAATTCGATTATTAAATTGTTCGGCATTAAATGTAACGAATAAAAGTGCGGTATTTGGATAACGTAATTTCACGTCAATAACTTCGGCTATTGCTTGAATATTAATTTTATCAGCATATCGACCTGAATTTTTATTCGGCGTTAGTCTACGTACACGGATTTGCCAGCCAGTTGCCGCACCGGGTAAATCAATACGATGTGAGCGCTCATAAGTTGATGTTGTTTTTCCATCGAATGCCGCTTTAACTACCTGGTTAAATCCCGCGCCATCAGTGTTTAAATCTATTGCATATTCAATGCGATAACCAGTTGTATCTCCATTATCACGCTGCTGCAATAATTGCGGAACGGAAAACCGGACACGCACGGCTGAGAGCTGAGTGTTACTAATAGAGCGTATCCAATGTTGATCACTTTTAAGTTCCATTCCTATGTTAATTTCATTATCAACACTCGGCATCCCTTTGATGTATTCTTGATGCTGACTACCCGAACGAAATTCCCATGTAACGCCCTCAAAATTCCTTGAACCATCAGGATTTCCAAGCGGAGTACCATCTAAAAATATCTTTGTATCATCCAAGCCACTCGCTATCTCGCCATTGCTGACTGCAAGCAATATTTTTGCTGTAGATGTAGATAGCAAGTTATCTGGTGATTCAACAGGCGTGTGCCCTTTGCCACCCCCGCCCTTTCGCCACTGAATTAATTGAGTTGCCATATTTTACCCATAAAAAAAACCTCGCTGAAATTGCGAGGCTGATTAAATAAAAAAACCGCAGTTAAGCGGCATAAATGAAAAAACCCGCAATGTGAGCGGGTTTAATACTAATTTGTATATTTGGTTTTATTATTTATTCTTCCATATGAAAGGTTAAAACCACCGACTTTAGTCGGTGGTTGTTGAGTTAGTGTGGTCTGGCAACATAATTTTCTCAATTAGCATTAGTGCTTTTTTGTCTCTATCACTAAAATATTTTGGCGCGTGTTTAGGTAGCCAAATCGTGTTGAAATGTTCTTTAAAATCAGCCAAATACTCATTTGGGTATAATCTAGCCGGAAAAATCCTACCATCAGGGTATTCATGGTTATAAGTAGGAAAAGTTTTAGGCTCAACACCTCTGTTATCTCACAGCCATTGAGAGAATATCTTCCCTTCAGATATATCTGGAACCATATTCTCTGGTAAGGTATAGCCTGATTGTTCAAGTGGAGCAACCAAGTTGAATGTAAGTTCATTAAGTATAGAAAAATGTGTATGGGGGATAGCTCTACGATTAATCATATACCTTTCTAAATGAATAGGCAGTTTTGCTTTAACACTGCCGCCACTCATCCATTCATGAACCCATCTAGAAACTCTAACAGCAAATTTTGGTGACAACCACTGAGCTAAATTTATGCCAACTTGGGGGTGAACCCAAGTTCCTTGGTTTTCTGGCCTACCGCCCGTAAATGATTGAATCAGCTCCGTTATGGGAATTCCCATATCGCTCGATAGCTCATGTAAGAATGCTGTTGTAGTTTTTACCCTTGCGTAATCAGCAAATAATTTCCCTGCTGACTTGCACATGGCTGTGGCATTTATATAACCATCCTTAGCCCTTAAGTGGATCACCTCTCCTTCAATCTCATGTGGAATTAGAGCTAGAGAAAATTGTTGCATAACTTATCCTTTAGATTGTTTTTGATGATGATTTAATTGTACAAGTTACACAATACGTTAATTCTGTTAATACACTGTACAGTAGTATCCAAAATGTGATGCTGATAGGGTTTTGAGAGGCATATAAAAGAAAAGCCCAAAAAGGGCTCGAATTTAGTCAAAAAGGGCGCTTGAGAGCCATGCTCAACAACAAGAGATGACGGGGATTGCTCCCCGCCGTTGCTCTTACTTGGTTTCGTAATCCATGAAAACAGCAACCTCGGTTTGTCCGCTTCGAATGCGAACTTCACAGAGGTCCTTTCTCGTGATAAGTACCGCCGCTAAAGCGGCAACACAGATAACGATGGCGATAAATATCGCTTTTTGCTGTTTCATGGTTAGCGTCTCCTTGCCTTTCGGCGTGTAAGAGGCTAATCTTATGTTGCTAAGCATAAAGAATATGCCTCAAATTGATTGAAAGATCATTTGGGGCTTTCTTCTATCCGCTCCAGCACGCCAGAGACAGATAGTCTCAAGCACCCGCCAAAAATATACCAAAGCAAAATATATATATCTACACATTACGCTACTGAATTTATTTGCAGTAAGCCATCCCTAGCTTATAATTTACTGTTGATCTTCGGTATATATCCCAGCCGAAATAATCGCTCCACCGATTTCACGGGTTCCGTACAAAACAGGAACGGGATTACCTTGTGCTGTGGTATTGACAGCCCCACCAAAAGCATAAGAAGGTTTATTATCTGCATCTTGTCGCGTTGATAAACCTGGCGGTTGTGGGGCTAGCATTTGAACAACGCCACCCAACGCCATAGCGGCACCACCCAATGCAATCGCTCCTCCCCATGTACCTGCTGCACTAAATGCCGCCCACCCAGCCGGACCTGTTAACATTGCAGCCCCAATAAGTGCGACTCCTAATATTGTTTGAAAGAATCCACCGCGCTTATTACCTTTTATGATCGGGGCAATGCGGATTTCTTCGCTGGTAGTTAAGTGAAGCTCTTCATTGCTAATATTTCGCTTGCCCTTGAAAATAGCGAATTCAAGCCCTTTCAAATGAGCTTCATTTAGGAACTTTTCAAAACCTTCACAGCGAACGCTAAGGGATTTTATCGCCTCCCCCGGTGAATCTATAGCAATTTTGTGTTCGCGCCCAAACTGCGCCCCAAGAGTGCCGTAAAGCCGAACTATTTTTAACTGGCTCATACCAATTCCTTACGCCTGACTATTTTTACTGTTCTGTTACGCCAATAGTCGCTATACGGGATGATCTGACTTAACTGTCCGTACAAATGATGAAGCAGCATCCCACTATTCACAAAAATGCCAGCATGATTGGGCACATCAGATTGAACTTGCATGATGATCATATCACCATCTCGTGGGTTATCCGTGATCTCGACAAAGCCCTCTTTCTGCCAGTTCTCTATGTAGAGATTTTCGCCTTCTTCCCACCAATGACGATCAACACTGTAGTTATGGAGAAGTAAACCATGTTCTTTCTTGTAGTAATCCATAATTAATGACCAACAATCAGCATAGCCAAGTACAAAAGCACGACCTGTTAATGGCCTGTCACCACGCGGCTGTATCATTTTGATATCACCCTCCAGCCATGAAGCAATAACCCACAGAAGCCCGGTAGCATCACACTGCAAATAATCCAATTCACTTGGTTGCGTTGTCACACCATCCCCACAATGGCTATGAATAATCGCGGTTATTGTTCCCCAGTCTTCAGCTGCTGCATAATCTTCAGGTGACAACTCGAAATGTTCCGCGGGTTCTTTTGATAAGTTACGGCAACGGAAATATTTCTCTACTCTGCCTTTTTGAGCAATAACACCACAACACTCATTGAGATATTCTGATTTCACATGCTCAAATATTGCAGCTATAGTTTTTTCTCTCATCATCACCTCGAAATCAAGCCAGATGCCGGGAACCCGCCGAAATCCAAAGGATTATTTTTACCAAACCGCTTTTTACAGTCTGACAGTAACCCTCCACATTCATCTTTTGCCGGATCATCGGTTGGCTTTCCGTCTTTATCAAAATATTTCGTACCCGTGTAACCACAGCCGTTTCCGGTCCTGTACCACCCGCGCATACACCAGGTACAAATTGTGTGGATTTGCCGGGTTGGAATACGTAATCCTTGCAGATCAAACGGGCTAGATAATTCAAACTCTACAATCTCACCGGCTATCTCATTCGTTTTAGTATCAATATAGAAAACTTACTTAAAGCATTCATCAGGATTCTCTGTTGAATTACCCTCTGTGAAATTTTTCGCGTCAAGATAGTGTGCAAATGTTTCAAATATCGTTACTTTTGCCTGTAACATATCTTCAAATTTCAAACAAAGAGAAGAGATAAGGCTATTGATATTCGAAACAATTAATTTTGGCCGCGGCGGTGAACCATCACTTGATTTTGACATTCCGTCAATTTGATAAGGCCAAGCACCATATTCTTTTCCCTGCCACCATATTGATTTTGACTTAAGATCTCCACCAGCTTCTATTTCTTCCTCTGTGTGCGGCAAGTTGTGAGCATGAAACCGCAATACAGGCCCACCGAACTGACTACAGTCAACTTCAATTAGCTGAATTCGATTGCCCGGTTCTAATTTTTGTACATCTGATGTGATTTTCATGCTGAAAATGCCTGTTCAAATGTCGCATTAATTGTCAAAGCCGTAGGAGATAACGGCGTCATAGTGATAGAACTAGCATCAACTCTGTAAAGCCCCTTTTGACCAAATGGGGGGGTCCATATGAAGCTTTTAGCTGTGTGCTGTCTGATGAAATTGAGTATCGGTATTACTTCATCTTTATGTCCCGTGTAAGTAAAAGGCCATTTCTGCGACTCAGGATTAATACCGTTCACAGCAACCTGGGAATACCCATCCCCGAATTGCACTTTTCTTACATTATGTGCGAACTCTCCCGCGGGACTGCTTTGTATCTGAGTTCGCCACTTGAATTCTTCTGCCATTTATGACCTCGTTTTTAAGATACAAAAAAACCGCAATTAAGCGGCGTATATGAAAAACAAGTAGTCGTCTATCCAAAAATTCTTTTTAGTCCATTCTCATATTGTTCTTCATTGTCACTCATTTTTGCCAAGCTAAGTATGCGGCCCTCACTTTTAGCTAACGTTTGATATATCTGATTCTTGCCTATCAAAGGTAATCTATAAACCAAGCTCTGAGTGAGAGCCAAGGCGGACAAGGCGCAATGTATCCGCATCGGGTTTCTGATAAATCAGTATCAAGTCAGGCTTAATATGACAATCTCGAAAATCCTTCCAATCACCAGAAAGAGCATGATCACAATATTTCGGCTCTAACAAGCTATCAGAAGCCAATAATTCAATCATCAGCATCAGGGCATCATCAAGAATTTCACGATGCCGACCTTTCTTTTCTCTCTTGTAATCTCGCTTGAACTGGCTTGCGTAATCAATCGTCCTCATTGAGATCGGCCATTAAATCTTTTACTGTTGAGAATGATTTACCGCAACCTTTACGAGCTTCTTTCATGGCCTCAATGGTTTCAGCATTGGGTATCAAAGGCTCAAATGGCAATGCTTTTTCTCTTGCTACTCGCGTTAACATCATGCGAACGGCATCTGATACAGTCAGGCCCATAGCAGCCAGAACCGCAGCCGCTTCTGCTTTAATCTCCCCATCAATACGGGCTTGTACTAATTGGTTTGTAGCCATATTAAGATCTCTCATTGAATGACACTGTCATGCAATTATAATTCAATGAATATCTTTCAGCAAGGAATATTGTTGACAGGGTTACTCTCTGGGGTTATCTTGCGCTTTCGAGGCTTCGAAACCTCTTACAAGCGGACCAAACCAACCCCGTTAGCGTTGGATTTTTTATGCCTGTCATTCAGTGGACGCAATGCGCGGCCACACCCCCGATCAAAGTCGGGAGGGCGACGAATACAACACCCAGTAATGGGGAATAAGTCCGCGGTACTTGTAGCCGTTTCGAACCTCCCGGCACCATCATATGGTTTCTCTTCGAAAAAGATACAAGGAGTCAGCAATGACTAATCAAATTTCAGCTCAAAACCTCCAAGCTATCATTCATAACAGTATTCCAGTAATCACAACTGAATTACTTGCTGAACTGTATGGAACTGAAATCAACAATATTCAGCAAAACTTCAAGCGTAATAAAGAGCGCTTCACCGAAGGTAAGCATTACTTCAAAGCAACTGGGGATATCCTCAAAAATTTGCGACTGACAGTTAGTCAGTTACAAATTTCTAGCAAGGTAAGAAGTCTGATTCTCTGGACCGAACGCGGAGCGGCTCGTCATGCTAAAATGCTCGATACTGATAAAGCCTGGGACGTATTTGAAGCACTGGAAGATTGCTATTTCAGCCAGAAAGATACAATGGCGACACCCACTAAAACCACAACAGACGAGCGCACACCTCTGCGTGATGCTGTAAACATGCTGGTGGGTAAAAAGGGGTTGATGTACCCGGAGGCTTATAGTTTCATTCATCAGCGTTTTAACGTCTCTCATATCGATCAACTGCCAGCGGAGAGAATTCCCGAAGCTATCGAGTATGTTCATAAGCTGGCATTAGAGGGTGAGTATCTTGGCAAAGAGACCTCACTTTCGTTAAACGGAATCCAGTTCCCCGAAAATGGCAAAATTCTTATAACGATGCGAAATAGCACGGTTGATAGCTGCGAAATAGTTCGCCCGGATAGCCACGTATTGACTCTTAACACATTCATGGAGTTAGCACAAAAAGCCGGTTATCTCATTATTCATAGAGAAAATCTGTTGAACATGAAAAACAGTTGGAAGTACTAACCCCAAGCCAAGGATGGCAGGGTTTAACTAAAAGCTCTGAGTCGCATCAATCATTCCAGTGTCTTTTCTGAATTCAAATCGCTACCACAATGCTTGCACTTTATAGCCTCTTTTCTTATTGCTTCAGCACAAAAAGGACATTTTTTGTATTCAACACTTTCACCATTGATTATTGCTTTCCTCTCATCCGTAGATGTAGATAGAGCAATAATCAAACCAAGAAGCGGGGCCGTAAATGCCATGAATCCGGCGATAATTCCATTGCCATTAGTAATATTAGAGGTCAAAACAACGATGCCAAAAGATACAACACACATAGCGATTAAATAACAAAAACCAATAAGGGCACCATTTCTTTTTCCTGCTACCACACTAACAACGATTGCAACTATGACATAAATAATAAATCCAAATATAGGTTCCATGATATTAACTCCAATTAAAACAGCAGTGCTTAAGTTGTTTTGATTCCTATTTGATACCAACGACCAACAATGACTATCATGGTCTTAGTGAATCCAACTTCTCCTGTACTGCATTTCTCGACTTATTATCAGTTATTGGCATTTGCCTCATTTGCCCCATTGCCATTTGTGTCTCAACCCACATATCAGCCCAAACTTTAATTGAGTCGTTCACACTGCCAATAGTAAACCTTATTTTACCTATTGGAGTTGTAGAATAACTATTGCCAATCATTAACTGAGTTAAGATAGCACTACCACCTTCCGTTTCTTTAGAGCAAAGTACAGAAGATGTTGACGACTCAACAACCATAAACCCTTTTTCGTTACAGTATGCTACCAACAAATCTCTGATGGCTTCTTTTGTTGTATTAGTGTAGATGCCCTCCGGTTTTCCTGATTGAGTTTGTTTCTTTAAAGGAACGTTATTGGCACACCCAGACAGCAAAACCGATCCTATCAATAAAGCAGTTAATTTCTTCATCATTCATCCTCTCATTTAAGTGATAAGAGTTTAACCGTTATCGAGTGCAAATCAACGCAAAATCACGTCCGTGTGAACTGGGTTTATCTTCAGCCTGGTTGGATGTCGGGATTCACTAAATAATACTTTAGGTTAAGTTAAGTATTCAGCCAAATCTTAACTACAACAGAGTGATGGCTGATTACCTCTGAATAAAGGAAATAGAATGGACAAAGAATTGTTAGAGCATCAGCTTGCATTTTTATTAGCCATTTCAATGGCCGAATCAGAAGATGCGGTAGCTTTGCGTACAAGAATTACCAGCTACATGGGTAAACTGGCAGAATCAGATAAATCCATGGTTGGTAAATCAAAAGCGGAAGCCCTGCTATCACTTTATGGCAAAGCTGATAATATTTATTTCAAAATAATTAAAGATTAAAAATAGTAATCCCCAGTTATTCGCTGGGAATATTTAATGACGCTATCACTTTCTTAGCATATTCAAACGCCCTTTTTTCAAATCCACTAAATGATACATCCGGCAAAAAATCTTCTTCATATTTAAACAAAAGAGTCGCATGCGTCATGTCACAAAAACCCCAAACATTAACTTCCGCAGTTAATGTATCTATAATCCCTATGCCAGGCTTATTAAACTCATCATTTTTGACTGCCTTACTAATGCTTTCCCTGTCTAATCGAATGTTTTTTTTCGGAAATGAAACTTCAATGTTCATACTTCACCTCATAATATAAAAACAGGGCCATTATTGCCCCATGATTTAGTTAACGCCTACCGTATGTGGCATTCCAAAGTGGAGAACCCGTTTTGGTTAGCTGTACCGTTATGGCTTTATCTATCGCACCGTTGATTTGCTTTGTAATGCCAGACATATCAACAGAGCCTGCATCAGCACCTTTCTGCTGAGAGCCTCCATCAATATAAACACTGGTTTGGACTGTTAAGCCACCAGCTACCGGAGTCAATCCGTATTGAGGTGCGGGCTGTAATACCTAGCTATTTAGCGCTTGAGCGCTGCCAACATAACCACCGTTAGCATATCCTTGTGCACTGTGCATCATAGCATAGAGATTACTAACCCCAATTCTGCTGGTGGCTTCTTTCGTAAATACAAATTCACCACCGTGAACTATGCCCTTCGGTTCGAACTTCCCGCCGGGACCTGTGTAGCCACCCTCTGATTTTCCAGGAAGAGAAAAACCAAAAGCACTAGCACCCATCTCTATCGCCTTAAACACGAGCATTTGAGTGATCATCTGGGTTATCTGCTTAAGTATGGATGTTGCAAAGTCCTTGAAATTAGCTTTGCCTGTTGTCAGGAAATCACTAAATGAATTAGTCATCCCTTGAAATGCGTTCTGGGAAATATTGGCTACATTACCATAGACGTTAGTCGCAGCATCTTGATATTCAGCAAACCCTTTCTTAAAGCCCAATTCCCAATTACCACGAAGTTCATCCTCTTTTTTGTAGCGATCGTCCTGTGCGGCTTTCATTTTATCAAAATCAGGGTTCTTAGAAGATAATTTGAGTTGCTCCCTTTCTCTGTTTCTTTGCCCTTCCCTATCACTGACGCCAGCACTACTCAATATTGAATTAGTGGCCGCTTCTTGTTGCGCAATAAATTTGGCAGCTATTTCCTTCATCGAATTGAGTTTCTTTTGTTTCTCAATTTGATCACCCAAGTTAGCAAGTTCTTCTCTTCTGGCAAGAAGAGCGTCTTTACTTAAAAGAAGTGACTTTTCATCATTAGTGAGTTTTCTCTTATTTGCTGCATCTTCAATAATAGAAAACCTGGCTTGTTCTTCCCATAACTGCTTGCGCTGAGTGCTAATCACATCATTAATCGATTTGTGCTCTTGCAACACTTTGTATTGGGCTTGGAGAGCTAAAAGCTGCCTATTTGCGGCATCTTCAGTTCTAACACCTGCATCGGGCTGGTAAGGCTTAACTTTTGGCGTTGTGGGGTCTTTATATAAGCTTTCAATGCCCGCTCTCGCTTTATCTATTTCCTCCTTAGAGAATAATTTAGCCCTCCCCTCAGCGGCGGCTTTAGCATTGTCTTTAATAGCCTCATTAAGATCTTTAGTGGCTTTAACTCTCTTTTCATTTTGTTAACGTTAATTGAGCATCGATTGCATCTTGATCAAGCTTTGCGATATTTTGTTTTTTCTTTGCCTGCTCATCGATTGCAGCTAACTCTTTCTTCCATTGGGCCAAAGTATCATCACTTATGTAAGACAGCCCTTTACCCTTACCGTTATAGCGTCGCGGGTCGTTTTCTGCTGACCTAATTTTTAAGGCTAACTCAGCTCTTTTTTCTGCATCGGATGGGTCTCTTCCAAGTCCCATTATCCCATCCCACATTTTTGAGGCAGAACGCCCTATCTCATCAAAAAACTTGGGTAATGTTCCCATATTGTTACGGATTTCATCAGCCCGTTGCTTCATTGCGCCATTCAAAGCATCTGTAGCTGCTGCTACTGCACCAGCTTTATCACCCTCCTTTTGCAATGCTGCAATATGCTGATATTGCGCCGCAGTCAGGTAATGCATATTCTTAGTTAACGCGAGTGAACCACCAGCCGGATCATCAGAAAGTTGTGAAAATTGCTTAACTAAATCATCAATTGACTGACCGGAATAGCGACTGAACTCTATTATTGATTGAGTTGCAGCCTTTAAATTCACTGATGAGTTAATGCCAGCACCAGCGAGTTTACTCAGTACTTCCGATGCTTCACCAACAGTACCATTGCTTTTACCAATTTCACTCGCCATGCTAGCGAGCTGCCTGGCTGTCACTCCCGAATAGCTACCAGTTAAGATGACAGCCTTATTAAATGCACTGCTCTCTTTTTCAGCAACATCATATGCTTTATATAAGCCATACAAGGCAACAGACGCCGCACCAATTGGCCCTGCAATAGCCAATCCTCTTAAGCTAAATAATTGATCAATCAGCCCAGAGCGATTAGCAAGCGTAATACCAGATCCACGCAACGCCCCGAAGTTCCCACGTGCCAGCTCACCGACCATCACACCCAGTTCTTTACGAGCTGCCGCTGTTTTCAGACTAAAATCATGTGTTGCATTACCGACTTTCGATAGTTTTTTAATATAGATATCAGCAGCAGAGCTAACATTAAGTTGAGCGGCGCGATACTTTAATAGCTCCTGACGGCTCATGTTTTGCGTTGCAACTTCGTCTCTTAACTTTGCAAGAAATGCCTGTCTTTCTCTGTGCGCTCTTTCTGCCGCCGTTGTTGCAGCCCGCTCTTCTTGTGCTTGTTCTGCTAGTGCTCTCTTTAATCCCCTTGAGGCTATTTCTGCGGCTTTCTTTTGTTCTGTCGCTCTCTTTTCTGCTTCTTCCTGTCGTTTAATTTGAGTTATCAGAGGGGTCATTTCCTTTGATACACCAAGTTGAGCGGCTTTATACTCCAGCATCTGAGATTTTGAAGCACCGTATAAGAAAACTTGCTCATGAAGTTTCTTAGCAAAATCATTGCGGGCTCTGCTTAACTTATCTGCATTGATTAGAGCTGCTTTGCCTACCTCTGTTTCAGCCTGGGCAAATCGACCAAGCCGGATTTCTGTCGATGCTAATATTTCTTGGTAATTTTTATAATCATCATCCGGGACACTTCCTTCTTTCCATAACCGATTAAGGCGTCGTTGAGTCTCATTTAATTTGTTAAGAGCTGCCGTTGCGGGGCTAATTTTTTTAATGAGCTTTTGGAATGACTCAGCTTCTTTAGATACACCCTCTTCCTCATCTTTAAGACGTTTCAAGTGCTCTTCACGGATTTCAGCACCAACTTTAAAATTGTCATTAAGACCCGTTGACGCCTTACTTGCTTTTTCAGCAACAGATTGAAATTTATTTAGCTCCTGATTTCCACGCTCTAAATCAGATGTTTCAAGTCTCAGAGAAATAGTTGCTATATCAGACATGCTGACCTCAGATGTAAAAAAACCGCAATTAAGCAGCCTAGAAATGAAAAACCCGCGCGGGGCGGGTTAGCTATATAACTTATCTTTACTTATGATGTTGACTAGATGTTGGCAAGGTTCCATTGCTAGTTTCATTTTCGAACCCCACAGAGCCATGTCATACTGATCTAATCCTATGGCACTCCAAGGCAAAACACCATTAATTCCGTGACCATATGGTGTTAACACATCTACAAATTGTTTTTTTGTGCAGTCATAGACCCTGACTTCGCCGATTTTTATCATTCCTTGAGCCCATAACCGACCACCTAGAATTGTTTGTATATGGTCACATATTAAATAGTCATGTTTCAAAAGTAGACACTTATATATTTGTTTAGCAGCTCCAACACCTTGATAGCTGCTTAGTATTTCAATGCCTCTTATCTGTTTGCCTGTTTTCAGTGCGCCGCCATCATAAAAGTTAAAATCATTAAATGCTACTCTGCCAATCAGTAAATCTTCACTTGGTTGATGCATACCTAATGACAATAACTCCTCGATTATCTGCCATTCTTTTAATCTTGCATTCTTTAATGTAGTTGCATGCTCAGAATAGAAATCCTCTGTTCCACATCCCATTGCTACTAGCTCGCAATAGTAATCAAACTCACCACCAATTAATGCGTACTCAGTCACTTTGACTAAGTCACCATCAGAAGATAGGTAATAATATGTATCTATTTCTGTCTCTGAAGTGCTGAAAGGCTTATGCTTTAGGTTCTTAGAATAACTTTTGGTGAAGTTTGGAGCCAATTCCTTATCTCCAGTTTAGTGAGCAAATAATCTATTATACTGTGACATATAACTCATAATTGAAGATTTGATCAGCTCTATCGCGCTATCAGCATCTGTGCATAATTCAGGGTATTGTGCTTTAGGATCGACTATGACATTAATCTTGTTACGCCTGTATGATAATTCAGCGAAAGGAACAACGTAAAAATCATCGCTTTTTTTATCGTTACTTATCGTCACGATGAATATTTGCCGATTAAGATCGTGCCTGAAACTTAATCGTCTAACGGAGAATTCCTTCTGTGATAGTTCATCAAAGAAAGAATCAATAACTTCTGTCGAGTGGCTAATAGTCTGTATAGATCTGGTATGTTCAGTTCTCATATAGCCCCCTAACATCATGAAATTAAAGTGAATAGATATTTAGCAGTTATCAAATTGCGATATCGCTATGGTGATAATAGTTCGATTGAACCTCTAATTCAACGGATTTAACAACCAAAATTGTATTCTTATTGTTCTGTGATGTATCAAAATGTTTCAGATTTGCCATCCTTGGCTTGGGGTTAGTACTTCCAACTGTTTTCCATGTTCATGAAATTTTCCCTGTGAATAATGAGATAACCGGCTTTTTGAGCTAACTCCATGAATGTGTTTAACGTCAACACGTGGCTATCCGGGCGGACTATTTCGCAACTATCAACAGTGCTATTTCGCATCGTAATGAGGATCTTGCCATTTTCTGGGAACTGGATTCCATTTAACGACGGGGAAGTCTCCTTGCCAAGATACTCACCCTCTAATGCCAGCTTATGAACATATTCAACCGCAGCAGGTAATTGCTCTATTGGTAACTCGTCAATGTGGTTAACATTGAAACGATGGTGAACAAGCTCATATGCTTCTTTGTAAATCATTTTCTTCCGACCAACTAGGAAGCTAACGGCTTTGCGTAACGGGGTACGCTCGTCTGTTGTTGTTTTGGTCTTCTTAGTTACTTCACCTTTTGTCCAATATTCATAGAGAACAGTAAAGCACTCTTCCTGATACTGGACTAATTTGTCCCGAATGTCAGAACGTACTTTTTCAGGGTTAATGCTGAACAACCAGCCATTAAGTTTTTTTAGTGGCAAGCAAAGCATTTTTTGTATGCCACCTTTTGAAGGTATTTCGATATCGAAACACCCAAATTTTTCCTTTTGTTTGTTAAGCTTAACTGTTTGTGAAGCCCAACTTAACCCGATGTTCTCAACAATCGGTTTCATTGCGACATAAGCTATACCAGCAACCATTGCAGTAATAATTTGCTGACCATGAAATGGCACATTGATAGTGTTATCAATTGCATTAATTGTTATAATCGACATGTCTAGATTCTTTTGGATTGGACAAATTAGGCCCTGACTATCCCCACGATAGTTGGGGCTTCACTCTTTTGGGGGAGAACAATATCATCTTGTTACTCCCATGAAATTAGTCGTTTTTGTTACAATATTTCAATCTATTGTTTTGCCTTGATATTTTCCTTTAAATTGTCTGATATTGGAATTTGACTCTCCCGGAAATGGGAAAACGCTCCCAACTTAGCCGTCCGTGGCCTTAAATCTGCTATTCCGCTCCGCTACTCAGAATTTTAGACATTTTAGCTATACCCTTAGCGGTCAATAAAACCTGTTCAACAATTTTCTCACTGCCATCACTGCGGGAAACTGTTGTTACTTTGTGCTCAAGGCATCCCTGTTGAATCTTATCTTGATACCCAAGCCAGCTTTTTCCACCAGCACGACGATAAATCCAATGTTTCTCTGATAGAGTCTTGAACAATAACTTTGGCTGAATTTGTAAGTGTTTAGCTGCATTAGTGATGCACATACTGCCATCAGCTTTGGCAATACGGTCATACGCTTCAACATCTGGTTTCATTTCTTCAACCTGGCTTTCAAGAGTGAGTACCTTCTCTGTGTATGCCAGTAACAGCCCACGCATAGCAGCGGGATCATTCAATACCTGCATTGGGTCAACTGACACAGGTGCCAACTTGCCAGAACGGTAATCAATAAAAGTTTGGTTAACCTGCAAGCGGAACTTTGGCGAGATCCACCCTGCATACTCAACAGCTAGAAGTTCGTGGGCAAAAGTGCCACCATTACGGCCATCAAGTGAAACAGTGCAAATCTGCATAGTTTCTTTTTCTA